CAGTATTTCTGACAAGCACCTTCACTAGTGATTGCAGATACGAGACCCATGAACTCACCGTTAATATAAACCTTCCAAAGACCCATCATGCTCGTTTTGCAAGGATATCTTCGAATGAAAGACTTGCGTATTTAGACACGCCGAAACTATGGTTATTATACCAACGTTCTCTTGCTCCGTACTCTGTTAGTGAATAGGTCAAACCTACTTGAATACCTTTATAGAAAATTTTCCATTCATGTATCATAACATTTCCTTATTGGTCGGAGATGTAGGATTCGAACCTACGACCCTTCGCTCCCAAAGCGAATGCGCTACCAGACTGCGCCAATCTCCGTTAACTGTTTGAAACAAACTCGTTGATAACCTGAACCCTTTCCATGATATCTTCCATAGTAGGATATGTCGGAAACTCTGGGATGGTATCGACGCCACCAGTTTCAATCAAGACTTCTCGGCGATTTACTTTAGCCCAGTACTCATCTGTTAGGACATTTCTTGCTTCGTTAAAAATTTGGAACCGAAGTTCATATGGATTTGTATTAGACATAATTGTCTCCTTGTGTGTGTTGTGTGTTGAGCAGTTTTCCACATACTCAGGTGACGGGCGTAACGACCAGTGCAAGTTTAAAGTCATTCCGAGACTATCTTTAGTCGAGAGTGATTTCTTCTCTCTTCTTCTTAGCGCCTTGCTTAATTCCAAGGGCGATCTCAAGAATCTCGATCTCCTTGTCCTTACGCTTCTGCCACTGCTGTTCAGTACGGCCGTTCTTCTCAAAGAACTTTGACTCTGTGAGTCTCTCTAGTGCGCCTTCACGGCGACGGCGATCTTCTAACTTACCTCTCATAAACTATCCTTTCTATAAAGTTGGCGGAGCGGACGGGGCTCGAACCCGCGACCCCCGGCGTGACAGGCCGGTATTCTAACCAACTGAACTACCGCTCCAATAATTATGGTTTCAATCCCTTTTTACCTTGGTGGTATCTTCCCCAGATACAGTGAGCAACTTCATGCCCAATCAACTCTGGTTCCCATTGCCACTCAGGGTCTTTAATATAAACTGTACATTCACCCGTTGACGGAATCCATAGAGTAAACGCACTCACCGAATCCCACTTTACACCTAACTTTTTCTTACGAGCAGAGTTGTACTCAGCTTGGTTCTTCAACAAAACAAAGTTAACCTTTGGGCTTAGATTCTCATATTCCTTTACAAGGAACTTAAAGTCATCCGCACCATAACGATATGTGTTAGTTACGCCGCTTGAAGCACAACCTCCTAAAACTAAACTAATCGCTATCGTGAACGTGTAGTTGAATAAGCGCATAATGCAAAACCTTCATTAGATCTTTCCGCGCATCGTCACGAGTCCCCTTCTTACCGTAACGCTGTGCGTACTTCAGTACATTACCGATACAGAAACCTGTACCATGACCCCCATCAATAATAAATTCTGTCGCCTGAAACTTCTCTTTGGCGTAGTGTTGGTTATATGTAGAGTCAATATAACTCGCAAATTCTGCGATCAACTTATCTTCGTTGAACTTGTAGTTGGGCGGAAGGTCTAGTGTGAACTTAGGAATTTCTTCCTCAGTAACATAACCTTCGGCTCTCAGATCTTTTACGTTTTTCATTACCACTCCCTCAAAATAGTTGTTGCAATCATAAATCCGGAGACCGCATTCAACATGATGAGTGCGCGGTCTTTCCAGATAATAGATACCCAAGTCCATAGTATAATACCTACGAACCCTATTGTCAAGTCATACATGCGATATTCTGGGCCCGCAGATCGCATTGCCAGAGAAATTAAAATCATGATTGATGCTGCCCACTTCAGATACCAATCAAAGTTCTCGGGCCACCACTCTCTGTCTGGTTTATTGCGACCGTCTGCTCTCACTTGAGGGTCACCACGTCCTGTCTTAGACATTTAAACTCCTAACGGATTGGTAGACTCAATCCGATTTTTTGCAAGTAGGTGCAAAGGATTAAAGGATTGAATTCTTTTTTGTGCCATATCAATATATTCTTGATGAATTTCAATACCTACATATTTTCTCTCTAAGTCTAAGCAAGACACCGCAGTGGTACCACTTCCCATAAAAGGGTCCAAGACAAGGTCGTCGACATAAGAATAGTAAGATATAATATTGTCGCTCAGTTTTTTAGGAAATGGTGCTAGATGTTTGGAGGCAGTTTCAGGATTAATTTTCCATACATTGGATCTCTCATATCCATCTGATACTAAAGACTCATCTAAGATTTCTCCACTATACGATCTAACAATTTTATCGATTAAGAAATCACACGGCTTTTGAAAAATCAAAATGCTTTCAGTAACCAAATTGGGTTTGTATGCAACTGGTTTGCGATGTTGATAGAAACCTCCGTTACGATTCAAAGCAGACCCTTCCGGTTTCACCCATACTATATCATCAATATATTTCCAACCCATTTCTTCCATAATAGAGAACATGTGGAAAGGTATACCCAAACGAGAGCTTTCTTTAGATCTAGATTCTCTGGCCTGTATCACCGGAGAAACGTTAATAGCGCACATTCTCCCGTCTTTTGTAACTCGAAACACTTCTTTAAATACATCTCGCAAAAAATCCAGATACGACTCATAGGTAGGCCACACTGAATATGATCTTGCATTATAGTAAGGTGGAGAAGTGCATGTAAGATGAACAGATTGAGAATCTAATGTTTTCAGAACATCTTTGCAATCACCATGAAGAATTTGATTAATCATAACGACTCTATACGTCTCGCCGAAGATTTGTGAGAGTTGCAGTCTCCATTTTCTACAGACTTCCGGCCGTGACACAGTTTACAGAAAGTTTTTACATTTTCGGGCACGTTGTTGTAGTGATCTCCATCTATATGATCTAAGTCAAGTGAGTTGGAAAATCCCCCCCAACCGTCTTTCGGTACCGGACAAGGAAAACCAAGTTGGCTATCTGCGTTTTCACAGTAAGTCTTCTTGTGCTGAGTCACACCTTCACGCATCACCCCTGTCTTGATTCTTCGACTACTGCAAGAACTACACTCTGACTTAAACGACCAGTTCTTCCATTCACGAACTGCGACATTTCTATCACAACCATCATTAACGCAAAGAGGCAAGGTTCTTTCCTCATTGTAGAACTTCTCTTTCATAGCAGCAGAAGACATATTCACAATCTCTCTCATCAATTTATGTAACCATTATACCAAATTCTGGAGAAGTTTGTCAACACTTTTTGAAAACTTTATTATGTAAATTTTTCACTTGATCATAATATTGGTGCGAAAGGAGAGACTCGAACTCTCACGCCTTGCGGCACTGGTACCTAAAACCAGCGTGTCTACCAATTCCACCACTCTCGCAATGTGGCTGGCGCGGCAGGGCTCGAACCTGCGACCAGATGATTAACAGTCATCGGCTCTACCAACTGAGCTACGCGCCAAAAAAACTTATATATAATATGTACAGTGTAATAAAACTGTCATACTATTAACTGCCGTGAGGCAACAAAAGTCGTCGTGAGACGACAGGAGAAAGCAAATGAAACTAGTACTAACTTTATTGCTGTTGGTAGCAACACCAGCGGCACTTGCAAACTCAGTCACTATCTGTAAAGATGATAAACTACTTATATCGTCTGATAGTGTGCATATTATATCAAAAAATCACGAGACTGTCAAGTTATCTCACAACTGTGATCTAAATATTTCACCAGACTCTAAAGTCGTGGTAAAAAACAACGGTCGTCGCATCGTCGAAGACCGTAGCATCGTGATTGAAGTAGACGATAAGCGAAACTCATGTGAGGTTCAACAAATCGTCTAGTCTTTAGGCCACCTTTTCTGATTGTGGTATCGCGTTGCGCAAATACCCAAGTATATTTTCAGGAGTGGTCATTTCATACGGATCATCATCCGCGTTATCTCGGATACTGGCTTCACGGAACAATGCCTCGATCACACCATCGGTGACGACCATTGCGTATCGCCAAGAACGGTATCCGAATCCTAGGTTGTCTTTGTCAACAAGCATCCCCATCTCACGTGTGAAGTGACCAGATCCATCTGGAATCACTTTGACTCGCTTGAGTTCTTGTTGACGTGACCATGCGTTCATCACGAAAGAGTCGTTCACGGACATACAGTAGATGTCGTCAATACCAAGATCAACAAACTGATCAAACTTCTCTTCGAATGTCGGTAACTGCATAGTGGAACATGTTGGCGTAAATGCGCCAGGCAATGAGAAGATTACAACACGACGACCTTCTGTGTAGTCAGCCATCGTAGTCTCTTCCCAACGATATGGGTTAGGACCATCTATCTCAGCATCACGTACTCGTGTCTGAAACGTTGCTTCAGGCAAAGTATCGCCTACTTTCATTCCGGTGATTTTATTCCACCGTACATCATTATCTGTCATTAATCCTCCATCTCTGACAAAGTTAAACCTTTACTCTTTCTCCATCTATGTAGTGTCTCTTTATGTATGGTTTTATGGGAGTAGTACATCGTAATACCGCCAAATACCATAGGACACATAAAGACTGCGAGAAGACCCAACATCCCTATACTCATTTATATAAATTTCCGTACAGAGTTCCCATTATTCTATGATGAACAATTTCGCGACCTTCGGTCTCTTCAGTACCGCCACACCAAGAACACTCTTCATCTTTACCGA